CGCCGGAGCTGGAGCGCTCGATCCTGCGTCGCCTGGCGGCCACCAGCCCGATGCGCGAGATCTGCCAGGTGCGCACCATCGGCGCCGGTGTGTTCCGCAAGCCGGTGTCGCCCGCCGGCCTGGCCGCCGCCTGGGTGGCCGAGACCGCGGCGCGTCCCGAGACCACGGCGCCCACGCTCGACATCATCGATTTCCCGGCCGGCGAACTCTATGCCAGCCCGGCCGCCACCCAGGCCCTGCTCGACGACGCCTATGTCAGCATCGACGAGTGGCTGGCGGAAGAGGTGCAGGACGCCTTCGCCGCCCAGGAAACCACGGCCTTCATCAGCGGCGACGGCGTCAACAAGCCCAAGGGCCTGCTGGCCTACACCGCCGCGCCGGACGCCTCCTACACCTGGGGCCAGATGGGCTACCTCGCCACCGGCGTCGCCGGCGGTTTCGCGGCCGCCAATCCGACCGACAAGCTGATCGACCTGATCTACGCGACCAAGGCCCAGTACCGCCAGAACGGCCGCTTCGTGCTCAACCGCCGCACGGTCAGCCTGGTGCGCAAGTTCAAGGACGCGCAGGGCAACTACATCTGGAACGCGGCCCTGCAGCCGGGCCAGTCGGCGTCGCTGCTGGGCTATCCGGTGACCGAGATCGAGGCCATGCCCGATGTCGCGGCCAATAGCCTGTCGCTGGCGTTCGGCGACTTCGAGAAGGGCTATCTGATCACCGACCGCGCCGGCGTGCGGGTGCTGCGCGACCCCTATTCGGCCAAGCCGCACGTGCTGTTCTACACCACCAAGCGCTTCGGCGGCGGGGTGCAGAACTTCGATGCGGTGAAGCTGCTGAAGTTCGCCGTCAGCTAGGTTTTCCTTCTCCCCTTGCGGGAGAAGGTGGCCTGCGAAGCAGGTCGGATGAGGGGTCTCAGTGACCTGTCCGATCTGCTTCGCGATCACCTGAAAGACCGCGCGACCCCTCATCCGTCGCCTCGCGGCGACACCTTCTCCCGCAAGGGGAGAAGGGAGATCGAGACCCCCCCCATGCCCCAATCCCTGACCCTGGCCGAGGCCCGGGCGTTTCTGCGCGCGTCCGACGCCTCGGAGGACGCCACGATCACCCTGTTGATCGACGCCGCCGAGGCCCGCGTCGCCGCCGCCACCGGCCTGACCCTGACCCCCGCTAGCCCCGCGCCCCTGCGCCTGGCGAGCCTGACCCTGGTCTCCCACGCCTATGCCAACCGCGAAACCGGGGAGCCTTCGCTGGCCCTGGTCGAGCCATGGCTGGCCCCCTACCGAAAGGCTCGCCTGTGAGCGATCAAGCCCTGGCCGACGGCCTCGTCGCCGCCCTCAAGGCCGCGCCGGCCATCACCGCCATTCTCGGCCAACGCATCTATGCCCGCGCGCCCCGCGTGCCGACCTATCCGTGCCTGGCCGTCAGCCGCACCGAGAGCCGCGTGGTCCAGGGCGAGGTGATCGAACACCTGCTGACCCTGACCTGCGTCTCGAAATTCGGCGGGCCGGAGGAGGCGAGAGCCGTGGTCGCCGCCGTCCGCGCCGTGATCCACGACGCCCACCCGACCATCGCCGGCCGCCGGCTGGTCAACCTCCGCGTCGCCTATGCCGACGTCTTCCCCGCCGCCGACCGCGAGCTGACCCTCGGCATTGTGCGCGTGCGGGCGGTGACCGAACCCCTCTAATCCAAGGAGCCCACCCATGGCCGCTCAAGCCGGCAAGGATATCCTGCTGAAGATCAGCGACGGGGCGCCCACCCCGACCTTCGTCACCGTCGCGGGCCTGCGGGCCCGGACCATCAGCCTCAACGCCCGCGGCATCGACACCACCGACAGCGACAGCACCGGCCGCTGGCGTGAACTGCTGGCCGGAGCGGGCGTGCGATCCTGCGCCGTGTCGGGTGCCGGCGTGTTTCGCGACGCCGCCTCCGACGTCCAGGTGCGCCAGAGCTTCTTCGACCAGTCGGCCCGCACCTGGCGGCTGGTGATCCCTGATTTCGGCCAGCTGGAAGGGCCGTTCCTGGTCGCGGCCCTGGACTATGCCGGCGACCACGACGGCGAGGCGGCGTTCGCGCTGAGCCTGGCGTCGGCGGGAGCGGTGACGTTCACGGCGATCTGACAAGTCCTCCCCCTGATGGGGGAGGCGGCCCGAAGGGGCCGGAGGGGGAAGTGATCCCACGCCGGCCAACTCCCCCCTCCGTCGGCTCCGCCGACCCCTCCCCCTTCAGGGGGAGGACTTGAAAGGCGCATTCCATGCCACCCCCGAACCCCGCCCGAGGCGAAGTCACCGTTCACCTCGCCGGCGCTCCGCGCCGCCTGTGCCTGACGCTCGGCGCCCTGGCCCGCATCGAGGGCGCGCTGAACCTCACCGACTGGCGCGACCTGTCGGCCAGGATGGAGACCCTGTCGGCCCGCGAGCTGATGGCCGTGCTGGCCGCCCTGATCGAGGACGAACCGGCTGATCTGTCCGCCGTCACCCTCCCCGAAGCCGTCGCCGCCGTGGCCGCCACCCTGGCG